GACTACATTGATTGTGTGGTTCCTGATAAAAACTTGGGAGATGAATGGAAATCTGAAGGGTCTGTGATGAGAGGTTTTGAATCTATGTGTCACGAACTTGACTTGGTAGGATGGACAGCAACTCAAGGTAATAGAAGTTCAATATCTTCGGATGTTGTGACTACTGACCAAATGGGTGGTTCTATCAAAAAAGCACAGGTTGGACACGTAATCATTTCCGTAGCTAAATCTCTACAACAAAAAGAAATGAAACTAGCGACGATTGCAATTACTAAATCACGTATTGGTGATGATGGTGTTGTCTTTGAGAATTGTAAGTTTGATAATGGTATGTTGGAGATTGACACTGAAAGTTCTGTAACATTTTTAGGGTTAGAAGAACAAACCGAAGAAAGAAACAGACAAAGAATAAAAGATTTGTTAGACAAAAGAAAACAAAAAGAACAAACACAAAATTAATTTAAAAATGAAAGAAAAAATATTAGAACCAAATAATGACAGATTCGTTATCTTCCCTATTGAACATAATGATATATGGGAATTTTACAAACAACATCAAGCGGCTTTTTGGACGGCAGAAGAAGTAGATTTATCTAACGATATTAGAGATTGGGAAAACCTATCTGATAATGAAAGATATTTCCTTAAAAATATATTAGCGTTCTTCGCGGCGTCTGATGGTATTGTAAATGAAAACTTGGCTGAGAATTTCTTAAAAGAGGTTCAATATGCTGAGGCAAAATTCTTCTACGGATTCCAAATTATGATGGAGAACATTCACTCGTTAATGTATTCATTATTGATTGATACTTATGTTTCTGATGAAACAGAGAAAGACGAATGTTTCCACGCAATTGATAGATTACCGGCAGTTCAAAAGAAAGCTAAATGGGCTCTTGATTGGATTGAGAATTCTTCCTTCCAAGAAAGATTGGTGGCGTTTGCTGCCGTTGAAGGTATCTTTTTCTCAGGTTCATTCTGTTCAATCTTTTGGATGAAATCAAGAGGAATTATGCAAGGGTTATGTAATGCTAATTCATTAATCTTCAAAGATGAGAACTTACATTGTGATTTTGCTATTCATTTGATTAACAATCACGTTGAGAACAAACCAACGGAGAAAAGAATTAAAGAAATCTTACTATCCGCTTTAGAAATTGAAAAAGAATTTATCACTGAATCATTACCTGTGTCTTTAATTGGTATGAACTCAAATTTAATGAAACAATACCTTGAATTTGTTACTGATGGTTTATTAGTTAAGTTTGGATGTAAAAAACATTTTAATGTTGAACAACCATTTAAGTTTATGGAACAGATTGCTGTTGAAACAAAAGGAAACTTCTTTGAATCAAGAACAATGGAGTATCAAAAGGCCAAGTTAGGTGAGTCATTAACATTTACAGACGATTTTTAATATGATGTCACTAAAGATAAGAAAAAGAGGGGGAGACGAAGTTTCGTTCAACCCCCAAAAAATTTATAATAGAGTTAAACGAGCGGCAAGAGGGTTAAACGTAAATGCTGATGAGGTATTCATTAAGGTGATTACTTCTGTTCCAACAGAGGGTGTTATTACAACCAAAGAGTTGGATAAATTGGTTTATGAGATTGCAGCGGCTTACACCGGTAGTCATCACGATTACTCAAGATTAGCATCGTCTGTTGCTATTTCTGCATATCATAAAGAAACTGATGAAAGTTTCTGTAATACAATGCACACCTTACACGTTGATGGCATCATTAACGATAAGTTAATGGAGACTATTGAACTATATGGTACTGAAAATATTGATTCTGTAATAAATCACGAGAATGATTACAATTTTGATTATTTTGCGTGGAAATCATTACAAGAAATGTATTTGTTAAAAAATCCTGAAGGTAGAGTAATTGAAAGACCTCAACATATGTATATGAGAGTGGCTTTATGGGTGACTAAATCATTTGAAGAGGCGGTTGAGTATTATCAATCATTATCAAATCAAGTTATATCTCCTGCGACACCAATTATGATTAACGCGGGAACTAAAACACCTCAACTAGCATCTTGTGTATTAAAATACAATAATGGAGACTCAAGAGAAGGTTTATTACAAACATTCAACGACATTTCAACGTATTCGTCTGACGCAGCTGGTATTGGATTATGTATGTCTAACATTCGTAGTAAAGAAAGCCGTATTAATTCATCAGGTGGGTTTGCGGGTGGTTTATTGAAATACCTAAAGATTGTTAATGAAGGATTAAGATTTTTCAACCAACAAGGAAGAAGACCTGGTAGTGCGGCTATCTATATTGAACCTTGGCATAAAGACATTATGGACTTACTTGAAATCAAAAAGAATACGGGTGCTGAGGAATTGAGGGCAAAAGATTTGTTTACCTCAATTTGGTTACCGGATAACTTTATGAATGCGGTTAAGAACAATAGTGATTGGTATCTATTCTGTCCAAACGACATTATCAAAGCAGGTATCAAACCATTACAAGAAGCGTATGGTGATGAGTATGAAGCAAACTACAATAAAGCAGTTGAACTTGGTTTAGGTAAAAAAGTTAAAGCTCAAACAATTTGGAATAAAATTATTGAATCTCAAGTTGAAACAGGAGTTCCTTACTTATGTTCTAAAGATAGTGCTAACAGAAAGACAAATCATCAAAACATTGGAGTGATTAAACAATCTAACCTATGTAATGAGATTTACCAATATACTGATGAAACCACTACAGCAATCTGTACATTATCATCTATGGTATTGAAGAACTTTATTGTTAAAGGAGAGTTTGACTTCAAATTACTTTATAGTGAAGTTAGAAAGGTTGTTAGAGCACTTAACAAAGTTGTAGACATTAATAGTTATTCAACTGAACAAGGTAGAAAAGGTGGTTTAGAACAAAGAGCAATTGCGATTGGAACACAAGGTCTTGCTGACGTATTCTTCTTAATGGATTATATCTTCACATCTGAAGAGGCAAAACAATTAAACAAAGAAATATTTGAAACAATCTACTTTGCTGCAATCACAGAGAGTATGGAATTATGTAAATCAGGGGAATACAAACCATACAAATTCTTTAAAGGTTCACCAATGTCAAAAGGTATATTCCAATTTGATATGTGGGGATTAGATTATGAAGGATTAGGTAGAATGTGGGACTGGGACTCACTTAAGTTAGAAGTGTCCAATCACGGGGTTTGTAATTCGTTATTCACGGCTCAGATGCCAGTTGCGTCTTCCGCTAAGATTACAGGTTCATTTGAAATGACAGAACCGGCTCACTCGGCATTATTTAATCGTCGTGTAGTTGGGGGTGAAATTCTAATTGTTAACAAATACTTAATTAGTGATTTTGAGAAAATAGGTATTTGGTCTGAAGATTTAAAAAATGAAATCATTATGAATGAAGGGTCAATTCAAAACATTAACTTTAATAATTATCTTGACCAAGAAGATAAAAATTACAACAAGAAAGTTAAAAGAATTGAGCATTTAATTCCAAAATACAAAACAATTTGGGAAATATCTCAAAGAGAATTAATTGATATGGCTGCTGACAGAGCACCATTCATTGACCAATCACAATCAATGAATATCTATATGTCCAATCCAACATTATCAAAGATTTCATCATCACACTTCCATTCGTGGGGTAAAGGATTGAAAACTCTTTGTTATTATGTTAGAACAAAGGCGATATCAACCGGAGCTAAACACTTGGCGGTGGACATTTCAAAAGTAGGTCAACCAAAACAAATTGAGAAACCAACAGTTGAACTAACTTCAAAACCAACAGACACGGAATTTGAGTGTTTTGGGTGTGGTTCTTAATAAGAATATAAATCACGACTTAAGGTCGTGATTTTTTATTTTAAGGGTATTTATAAAAAATAATTACGACACTATATTTATAGATATGGCAGATGGAAAAACATATGGTATTAATTTCCCTTTTAGGGATTCTTATGATGGGAAGTATTTAGACCTTTCTACGGATAGTACTCAAGAAACAAGAACGGATTTAATACATTTATTATTAACTAGAAAAGGTACAAGATATTTTTTACCTGATTTTGGAACAAGGTTGTATGAATTTATATTTGAACCATTAGATGGACCGACATTTTCGGACATTGATGCTGAAATTAGAGACGCGGTTGAAGAATATATACCGGGAATAACAATAAAAAATATAAGTATTACAGCGGCTTCCGATGGTGAAGAAGATAAAGGTACTTATGTTGACCAATATGATACTCGTGTTTTTAGAGTACCGGGGATTGGTACTAAAGAACATACTGCAAAAGTAAAAATAGATTATCAAATAAATAACGATGTGTTTAACGCTAGTGATTTTGTAATCCTAAATATTTAAAGAATATGGCAAATAAAAAAATATCGTATACTACGAGAGATTTCCAATCAATTAGAACTGAGTTAATAAACTTTACAAGAACTTATTATCCTGAATTAATTGATAACTTTAATGATGCGAGTGTGTTCTCTGTATTATTAGACCTAAACGCTGCGGTTACGGATAACCTTCAATTTAATATTGATAGAAGTATTCAAGAAACTGTTTTACAATACGCTCAACAAAGGTCATCAGTTTTTAATATTGCAAAGACTTATGGATTAAAAGTTCCGGGTCAAAGACCATCAGTAGCGTTAGTTGATTTTTCAATAACAGTACCTGCTTATGGGGATAAGGAAGATTTAAGATATTGTGGTATATTACGTAGAGGTTCTCAAGTAAATGGTGCAGGTCAAGTATTTGAAACAGTTTATGATATTGATTTTTCATCGCCTTCAAATGCTGAAGGATTTCCAAATAGATTAAAAATACCAAATTTTGATTCTAATAACAAATTATTAAATTATACAATTACTAAACGAGAAACTGTTGTTAATGGTATTACCAAAGTTTTTAAAAGAGTTATTACAGCAAATGATGTAAAACCATTCTTTGAATTATTTTTACCTGAAAAAACTGTTTTAGGTGTAACTAGTGTATTACTAAAAGATGGGACACAATATGCGAACGTACCTTCAAATCAAGAATTTTTAGGTGTTGATAACCGATGGTTAGAAGTTCAAGCGTTGGCTCAAGATAGAGTTTTTATTGAAGACCCAACAAAAGTTTCGGATAATCCGGGTATTAAAGTTGGTAGATATGTGGCCACGGCAACTAAATTTATAACTGAATTTACCCCTGAAGGTTTCTTTAAAATGACTTTTGGTGGAGGTACTCAATCGGCTGATGAACAATTACGAGAATTTGCTCGAGATGGTAAACCATTAAATTTGTATAAATATTCTAATAACTTTGCATTAGGTAGTACTTTAAAACCTAATACGACCCTATTTGTTCAATACAGAATTGGTGGTGGGACAGGAAGTAATTTAGGGGTTGGGGTAATAACTCAAATAGGTACAGTTTCATTTTTTGTTAACGGTCCGTCAGCATCTGTTAACACAACGGTGGTTAACTCATTAAGATGTAATAATGTTACCGCGGCAATTGGTGGGGCTAATTACCCAACAACCGAAGAAGTTAGAAATTTAGTTTCATATAACTTTACTGCTCAAAATAGAGCCGTTACAATAAATGATTATGAATCTATTATAAGAACAATGCCATCTCAATTTGGTGCACCGGCAAAAGTTGCGATAACAGAAGAGAATAATAAGATTAAAGTTCAAATGTTATCTTATGATGAAACAGGTCGATTAACTGAAATAGTTTCTAATACATTAAAAAATAATGTTGCCAATTATCTCTCAAATTATCGTATGATTAATGATTATGTTTCAATTGAAAGTGCTAATGTTATTGATTTAGCAATAAATGTTGATGTTGTGTTAGATAATTCACAAAATCAAGGTTCAATCATTTCTCAAGTAATTAATATAATAACTGACTATTTTGACCCAACGAACCAAGAAATGGGAGAGAATGTTAATGTTTCTGAATTAAGAAGATTAGTTCAAAGTGAAAATGGGGTAATTTCAGTTTCAGATATGACATTTTTTAATAAAGTTGGTGGTCAATACTCTTCTTCTCAAACATCTCAAAGATATCTTGATTCGGCAACTAAACAAATTGAACTAGTTGATGACACTATTTTTGCGGAACCAAGACAAGTGTATCAAATTAGATATCCAAACAAAGATATTAACGTTCGAGTTAAAAATATTAAAACAGTTAATTTCTCTTGATAATTTAACTGAATCATTCTATTTTTAATGAATGGATTATATTTCAGATATTTTAACGTTCATTAAAGGATATAACGGAACTTGGGCACAATGGTTTGTGGCAGGAGCATATGTTAATTTTAGATTAATATGTTCGTTTATCTTTATTTTAATTTTTTTTAATCAAATTAAGGAAACTAAAAAAATAACAAAATTTCAAATTTTTTTATTTTTAATATTTGCGTCTTTTGTTGCGACTGATTTTAACAAATTTCAAGAACGAAGAAAATTAGAAGTAATTCAATATCCTCAAGATTATTTTAATAAAAATACCAAAAATTTAGTAATAGTCATTGAAGGGTCCGTAAGTCCATTTGATGATGTGGTAGGAACTAATGAGGTTCAAATTGATATAACACAATCAAGGGATTTAAATGGGTTAGGTTTAATTGAAAGTAAAGTTGAGACTAATAAAAATAGTGTCATCACATATATTGGCACAAATAATTATAATTTAACGCCTGAAGAAGTTTTTAAAACAGTGAAATATTTTAGATTATTTAATCCAAATGGTAAAGTTGTAATAATTGGACATAGCATTGGTGGATTTAATATGTGTCAAGTATTAGACAATCTGAACAAAGAAAAAATTAAAGTTGATTTAACAATATCGTTAGACAGTGCAAATCAACTATATAATGATTATGATTATCAGATTAAGGATAATGTTGATTATGCAATAAACTTCATGTCGGTTAGATGGTCGGATAATATGATTTTTTTCACTAATTCCGGAGGAAAAGTGTCTTTATATAAAGGTAACAAAAAAACTAAAATTATTAATGTTAATATTCCTAAAACAACTCACACTTCAATTGACAATACTATTCCCAAATATGTTATCAACATAATCAATGATTATCTAAATAAAGATACCAACCCTATTGATTTTGTAAAAAAATATAACTACAAACCATAATTTATTTTTAAAAATTATTAATTATCTTTTGAAAATAGTATATAAACTATTTATTAAAAAAGATTATTATGTCCAATTCATTTAGAATAAGAACGGAGCCTGGTGTTGACAAATCACTTAACGTCTTGATAGACCAAGAATTTGAGTATTTAGAAATATTATCTCTAAAAATATTACAAAGTCAAATATACACTAGACAATGCTCTGACTATGGAGTTCTTGTTGGTAGAGTAAGTGTTAATAATGGTTTTGGTATTCCAAATGCAAAAGTTTCGATATTTGTCCCGTTAGATAGTACTGACGAGTTAGACCCTGTTATTTCTGAATTATACCCTTATAAATCACTTTCCGACCTTAATGATGATGGGTATCGTTATAACCTACTTCCTTATAAACAATCTCATAGTGGACATATACCAACAGGCACTTTCTTTGATAGAAAAGATGTTTTAGTTGACCCAACATTAATTGAAGTTTATGACAAGTATTATAAATTTTCTACCGTAACCAATACAAGTGGTGATTATATGATATTTGGATTACCAACCGGTAGTCAAACAATAGTTGTTGATATTGACTTATCAGACATTGGGGAATTTTCATTATCACCGCAAGATTTAATAAGAATGGGTATCGCAACACCATCTCAAGTTGCGGGGGTATCATTTAAATCATCGACCAATTTAAGAAGTTTACCTCAAATTGTCACTATTAACAGAACTGTTGAAGTTGAACCTTTATGGGGACAACCTCAAATATGTAATTTAGGTATAACAAGAACTGACTTTGATTTATCATCTGAGGCAGGGATTGATATTAATCCTACCGCCATTTTTATGGGGTCTTTAGTTTCGACAATTGAGGAAGACGCTTTAAAAAAATCATGTAAGGTTAGAGGTAATGCGGGTTATCAATGTAGTTTAACTGCGGGTCCGGGTGAAATTTTAGGTATACGACAAACAATATTTCAGGACACATATGGTAGACCAATATTAGAATCTTTTGATTTAGATGAGGGGGGGAAAGTTATTGACGAGAATGGTACATGGTTAGTTGATATCCCAATGAATTTGGATTATTATATAACAAATGAATTTGGTGAACAAGTAATATCCAATGACCCTAAAAAAGGTATTCCAACTAGAGCCAAATGTCGTTTTAAAGTAAAATGGGACCAATCTCCATCATTATCTGAACAAATTAAAAGAGGTTATTTTATAGTACCAAATGTTAGAGAACATGGGTGGACTAGTAGTGGAACAGACCCATTAGAATCCTCTAATAGGGCTCTAAATTCACCATATGATTTGGCTATGAAATCATACGCGTTTAGTTTAGATTGGGCGGATTATGGTTATACTGGAACATCTAATAGTACTGGTGCTCAAATAGGTCGTCAAATGATTCAAGAAGCGATTGATTGTGATGATAAATTTTATGTTATGCAATACAATAAAGTTTATACTGTATCTCAATTACTTGATAAATATCGAAAAGGTGTGACTCCTGATAGATTTATTGGTATTAAAAATATTTTAGACGATAGTTGTAATAGTGAGAATAACAAATTTCCAACAAACGATTCTAATATGAGATTTGATATAATTTACATCTTATACTCATTTTTAATGATGGTTTTTAGACCCGTACTGTATGGATTGTTAATAACTTTGCACTTACTGTATTTTACTATAATGTTGCTTAGGATATTAATTATACCCGCCTTAATACTTTATTATATAGTTCAAATTATAAATACCATAGTTTTAATTGCGGGAACTGTACCGTATGCGTTAGGTTTAATAATTGGTTATTCTCTTCAACTTGTTCTTTACGCATTACTTCTTGTGGCTCTTGGATATATTTTAAGGGAATTATGGAAAATGGAGTTAAAAGGGGTTTCATTACCTTTATTAACTTACCCTGATTGTGATTTATGTGATTGTCAAGTTGGTGAAACTCCTAGTACTTCAGGTACGATAAGTGAAGAGGCATCAACATCAGTTTCAGATGTTGGAACAGATACTGCTGAAGAAGTACCTTGTCCTTATATATATCTTGACCCAGACTCGACTAACGTTTTATCATCAACATTGTCTATATTAGGGGTTGGTGGGGCAATATTTAAAATTCCGGGTAATTCTGTTGATGCTTCGGTAAAAAATGCGGTTACGACAACTTTTTCAGGTACATTACCTGCGGGAAATAGTGATAATAGTGTTGGTGTTCCGGGAGTTAATACAATTACCTATGCGACTAGTGATAATCAAGAAAATGACCATATATTTTCATCCAATTTAAGTTTAGCGGAAAGAATAAATTTATTTAATACAAAAGCTAAATATTTCGATAATAGTCCTGGTTCAAATCCCGGTGGTGGAGTTAATAGAATAAAAGTAACGTTTGACCCAGATAATAATCCACCAACTCAAACTACTAATTTTCATTATGATAATACTATAGTCATTTTATGTGAGAAAAGTAGTTTAAGTAGTTTAACTATTGGTCAAATAATTACATTCCAAGACCCTATATTAAATAAAGATATTAATTTAATTAGTGGTGTTACAAATTCGTATGGTAATCGAGCTATTACAGGATTTACATCTACAGGAATGACTTCAGTTTCTTTTAATTATGCTAGTCCTAATATTGGTGGTTCTCCGGTACCTGTTAATTATAATGTTATGTTAACAGGTTCAACACAAATTAGTGGGACAACAGGTGGATATAATGATTACTATAAATTTCCAATAGATTTAGAGTATTTTCAAGTTATAACCGGTATGACTTATTCAGAATTTAGTGGGCATTGTGGGACAATGATACCAAATTCTCTTAATCAAAGATTTTTATATAATGACATGTTTATTCAGAGATGGTATGGAGGTCCGGGACTAACTGCAGGTCCATGGGGTGGTCCTTATACAAAAGATAGTAGTCAACAATTTCCAATATTTAAAAAACCATTGGTTTATTTAAAAGACCCTGACCAACAATGTGTTTTAATCTTAAATAGAGGTGTTGACCCTAATGTACCTAGAGTGAAAATTAGATATGATTTAAATATTTTATTTGGTAAAACATTAGGTACTGACCCATCATTAATTATTGAAGGTAATTATAAAATGAATTATCCAATACAGGGTAGTTTTAAAAATGTTAGTCATGATATGGCTAATATATCAAGTAATTTGTCTACGGATACCTATTCAGGTGAAAAATTATATTTTGATACGTTTGATTTTTTTCCTAATATTGGTGCATCGGGTTTTACCTCGTTTACATCCTCACTATTCAGTTATTATTCTAAATTAGATAATACTCAGTTAACATATACACCAAACTGTCCTGCACCACCTAATGGTCTTGAAGCTCCTCTACCTGTTTCAAATGGGGCTCAATCAAATTCTACCTTTGGATTAAAAGTTATAACTCAAAATGGTTTTACTAAAGAATGGTCTAATAATTCTGCTCAACCAATTAATTTTCCTTGCGGGTCTTTCCCTTTCCCAGCTTGTATATATGGAGGTTATTATCTTCCTGCGTCAAATGGTAATGGTTCTAATGTTAATTTAAATAGAGGGTATTATGTTGGTGAAATAGTTGAGGGTGGTTCATTAATGTACATGGTATTTAGTGTAAATCCTCCTGCTACTTATAATGGTTTTACTTGGGATGGTAATTATTACGCGCCAATATACAACACTACAGGTAATACATTAACTTATAATTTAACATCAGGAGCCAATAGTCGAAAAATGGTCATGAGGTCAGATAGATTACCAACATCAACAAATGTACAACAGAATTGTTGTAATGGATTTGCATTACAACATAACGAATCTTTTGCAATGTATGATATTCCTGATGAAGGATTGGTTGGTCTTGATACAGCAACAACTGCGGCTTCAACTGGTGGTGGAGGTGGTGCGGCAGATTTTAAAGTTGAAGGTACAAATTTTACAAGTAGTATTATTGATTCATTTAGTTGTGCTGGTTCTGTACCTTTAGAATGTTATGGTGACGATGGTCAAGGTAATATGACTATTAGTCATGGTTCATGTGAAGAATTTGAAGGTGAAACAATATTTAAAGGTGGTTGTTATATTGTTGTTACAACAGTTTTTATATCATTACTCGAAGATTTTCAGTTATTAACTGAATGGATATCTAGAAGTAGTATTAATCTTGGTGCGTGTAGAAATGTATGGTCTCATATATTTGCAAATAATTGGATAAATGGTACTCTATACGCATATTCATTCCATAATGATGTGACATATAGCAGTCCATTTGGAAATCAACCAAATCAACCAAATAGTGAGTTTTGTACAGATACATTAGTGTTACATACAACTAATAATTTTTATTATAGAAGTAGTCCATATAAAGATTCTAACGGTACTTTTATTGGTAAAGATAGGCCATCATCGTCTAGTTTTAGTAATGCTCAAGGTGATAATTTTAATTATCTATTAACTCCAACAACTTTAATGGATTTAGGTCCAAGAAGTGCTTATTTACAAGAATTAGTCATGTCAGACGCATATGATGGTTATGTGGTTAATAGATTGGCGACAACAACATATGGTAATGTGACTGAAATATTAAATTTATTAATTATTAGTCGATTAATTAATAAAAGTTTTATTGACCAAATGTTACAATTTTTGGTGGGTTCAAATATTACGGCATATTTTACACGAGTAAAATATAAAGTTGACGGAGATTATGCTCAATTAATTTCAATTAATTCAGAACTTGGTGTTGCACCTTTTGAATCGGCAAATTATCCTGATAGTCCACCGGGAATCCAAAATCCTATTTATTGGAACGGATTTAATTCAGATAGTTCAGTTATAGGTATTTTCTTTAGTTCGGATACTCAAACTAGAGATTTTATAACACCAAAAAGAACTATTGTTGATGATGATGTTCCGGCTAATGTAACATGTGCGTTTAGTTATTTTGATGTATTTAGTCAACAAGTACCATTTTATCAGTGGGAAATTTCTGATTATCAATCAATATTTGGTGATGAAAAAAATGGGTGGTATACAGACCCTATAGATAATGGCGGATTCCTTTCCTCAAAATATCAATCAATGGATAGAATAGAGACTGTTTCAAGATATTTTAGAGGTACAGCAATTAATTCATCTAAAAATAAATATTATAAAGGTTATATATACGCTGTCAACGCTAATGGAGATATAGATGAAAGTATTTCAAATTGGGATAAAAATAATCCTAAAGAACAAACAGTGACAGTAGGGGCACCATTTTATTTTTACTTTGGTTTAAAGAAAGGTGCTTCAGCATTTGATAGGTTTACAACTAAATGGATTGATACCACAACATTTATAAATTAATTATGGGTAATAGAATAGATACAAGAGTAATTTTAGGTTCGTTAAGGTATAAATCGGCACCAGATACTAATCTGATGTTTAATGTACCATTAGTTCAAACTGCTCAATTAAATGTTGAGTTTGATAGAAATATTGATGTGAATTTAGAACAGGTATTTGATGATGAAAGACAAAAATCTGACATATTTAGACCGACATGTAAATTCTCAATATTATTTAGTAATTCATATACTGGTTCTACAAATTATGTTCCATTAGAAAATAATTTATATTATGTAAATGAGATTGTTGCGGCAAAATTAAACTGTCCTATTAATCCTCTTATTATGTGGTCAGGATTTCCCCAATATCACGAATTTGATTTTATTAGAAGTGATTATAATGTTTCGGGTTATACTCAACTACCCAATAATCATATTGATTTTGTGTCAAAAAGTGCATCAACATATAATTGGAATCATTTTATAAGTTATCCTTTTGAAAATGTTTATAATCAACAATTAGAGGCGATTGAAAAAAAAACAACTCAAACATTAATTTGGACAGCATCGGCCGGTATACCATTTGTTATTGAAAATGATGAGAACAATGGTCAAAATATTGTTGCGTTTAGATGTCCTGTTAAACATGGATTAACTGCGGGTGAATCAGTTAAATTAAATTTTTCATATAATAATATTGACACTTTTGAGGTGTATTCATTAGGTGATGGGTTTGATGGTAGTGATTTATATATATTCAATATTTTTAATGTTGGTTTTACCGGATTAACATTTGATGATGGTGTTGAGGGTACGTTTAAAAGAGTTGTTAATCCTGATGATGCTGCCGATACTACGTCATCATATTACGTTAGAAAACATAAGATTTTAACTAATGTTGATGACGCGGTTTTAGTTAACGCAGGGTTTGACCAAAATATTTTTGGTATTAAGAAAAAATATGAAAGTAGTGGGTTTACCCCTAATAGAATTGCTAGAGTATCAATAAAAGAAGGCTCTCAAAATTACACATTATCTTTTAGTAAAGACATTAAAATAAATCCATTATTGGATAACTTACAAAGACCAATAACTGAATTATTTTTCACAACTATTTGGAAAGGTTATTTTGGATTAACTTTAGGAAGACCTAAAGGTGCGGGATTAGGGTTTTATGGTTTAAAGAAGGGTTATGAATTTAATTTACCTTTAGACCCCACAGATAAATTACCGTCTTTTTGGTGGAGAGATAGTAACTCAAACTCCGATACTAATTTTCCATTAGGAACTTATCAAACACCGTTGGGTGTAAAGTTAAATGGTCAAAAAATTGATTTTACATATGTTTTACCATTAAAAGAAGGTGATACTTTAGATGGTGATTATTGTGAGTGGAATAATTTTGAACAAACAGAAAGAGTGATTTCAACATTGTTTCATAAAATAACATATAATCCGGAAGTGTTTAATATAGGTACACCAAAACCATCGGGAGTGTCTATGTCTAAAGGGAACCCTTATGGGTATTATTATCAACCTCATCATGGATTGAGTATAAGAGCTTTTTCAACATATATTGAAGAAGGTAATAAAAAAAATGTTGTTGATGTTCCAAATTATGCGTATTTCTCATCAAGTAAAGATTCTTTTCTATGGAAAGATTTATACACATATGGTTATATTGATTCTGATAATATTGGTGTTAATTATCCATTTTTAAATGGTGTTCATTATCCAAATAATACAATTATTTTTAGAATTATACCGGAAGGAACTAATTATAGTGAACAAAACATAACAGCAGAACCAATAATAGACGATTGTGAGTAATAAATTTAAATTTGTGATACCAAACGATGAGCAGTACATTCTTTTACCGATTGAACTGAAATGGGATATGTATGGACAAGAAGATAGTATTGAACTTTATGAGGAAGACGTTATTGAGGACATAATTGGAATTGCTGAAGATTTTGAATTGTTAAGATTTTCACATAAACCATATGATAATGATACTAAAACTGATGTTAAATATGATTTTCATTTTTATAGTGGTAATCCTACAAATGTAACGACGGCAACTAACAATGATTGGGTGACTAGTTATTTACCTGAAGGTTTTACTAAAACAGAGATTTATTACTTTGAAAAACCTTTTACCAAATCGTTTTTCAAATTAGATTTTTATGATACAATGGATGGTAAATCTCAAACTAATTATTTTACGATAATTATACCTGTTCAACAGGGGTTTACAGAGTTGGTTAACTTATCACCATATATACCGGATGTTTTAATTAAAAAACCATCATACAAATTAGATTTTGTTGGTGATAAAGAAGGGTTTTTTATTTATTGGTTGAAAAATATTAAGTTTTATAATATAACAACTTTCTATATGAGTGCTAAATTTTTTGATGGAAGATTAGGTGTGTATGTTAAAATGATGAAAGTGCCTCAAATTCCACCAACAATAACAAGTGCTTTTCAATTTGATTCAAAATATTTCTATTACAAAGTTAATTTAGATTATGTTAATAAAACCTATGAAATCTTGGATGATTCAGGTAGTAGGGCAGGAACGACTAGTTCCATAAAATGGTATGAATATATTAATCCATAATGAGTGCAAACACATATCGTATAAGGATATCTCCTGAAGTAATTAATGGGGATGTTTTTAAAGTTAATTATATTGGAGACCCATATCTTGACCAACAGAAGATTCCATTTTGTTGTGACATATATACTAGAGAGGTAACTAAATATATTGATGGGTCAGCTTATGTATATTCATCAATGACTCAAATATTAACGGGAGCAACAGGAACAACAGCGACTTCTAATATTTCAAAGGCTACACTCAAACCAGGTACATCATTATTAACAGGTTTAACTATTCCAATATTAATTACTGAAAATACGGTAGATGTTGGATATTATTCAGTTTTTGATGGGATGATATTACAACAAGAGGTTATGACTAACTTTTTGTTTTCGGCTAATACTTTATCAGCATATACTTACAATTTTTATAATACATCTGACATTGAGTTTAAAAAATATTTAGAATTTTCGTCTTATGAAATAGATTGGGGTGATGGAACTCCAAAACAAACCGTAACAAATTTTAGTCCTACTTTTTATTCACACACATATTCTCAAGCAAGTCCTACTAGTGGATTTACAATTAGTATGTCAGGTATGAGTCCGTGGGGTTCTAATGTGGTAAGGAAAACAGTCACTGTACCATTTACAAATGCAACTATATTAGACCCTAAAGGTACAACTTGTTTTACCCCTATGGGTGGTAGTTGGTCAGCAACACCTGTTTGTTATGATTTTATTTATAGTGGTGATGCTAGTTGTCAAACATATAAAAGTGGGGTTAACCCTTATTTAACAGTCCCATTAGTAATAACGGGGTATTCTCAATCATCGGTGGCTGATTTAAGAGTTTATGGTAAAAAATCCACTTTAGATGATGGGTATTATAATTTAGGTGTTCAAATAACAGGGACAACAGGAGTTGTGGGTACATATTGGGGTGGAAAAACAAGTGGTTCTAAATTATATACCGGATATACAATAAATGGTGTTGATTACTATGATTTTAGTGACGGTACAACTGTCTTTGTAGTTAGTGGTGTGACACCAATAGATACGGTATGTGAACCAATTGTAAAAAATGAAGCATTATTAAATGTAATTGACGAGCCAGAAGTTCAATCCAATGTATTTATAGAGAGGGGAAAAGTTTCCGGGTTAGAATCAATGGAAAGATTAGGAGAAGTAGATAATTTAGGTGACCTTGAAAAATATGGTTACAAATTTTTTAACATAATAAAAATAGATTAAAATAATAATATGGCAACAGGAACATACGGTACAATAAGACCCGCAGATGTATCACCCGAAGATGTGGACATCATTCTTAATTATACACCATCAAGAGATGAAACAGATAATTTTGTTTTAACAAAATTAGATGCGGTATCAATATTAAGACCTTATTTTAATAATCAACAAACAAGTTCAAGCCCAAACCCTAATGTGGAAATATTGGGTGGATTATACAATTTAAGACTACCTGCTGAACAATTTAACCAATTAGGTATCTACACCTTATATATTAGACCAGCGGAGATTAGAACGAGTATTTTGGATTGTGGTGTGTTATCATCATTACCTAACGTAAAAGGAATTGTAATTGATTTGAATGATGTACCAAGTCAATTTAGAAATAAATTTGTTAATCAGGGGTTAGTTGGATTTAGAATTGAGTATTTAAATTCTGATGGAACAAAAATACCTAATTTCTTTAGAATTGTAACATCCTCATTCTTTTGTGAACCGGTTGTTCAAAATTTAACAAACACATCACAAAAAGCAATAAGATATAGATATACTGATAATAATACAAATATAATCTTTTGTACGGTTTCTCCGTCTTCATCTCCGACGAACAAACCAAATGCAACACCATATATTGGACAGCCAAATCAAAATATTATAATGTCTAATACCTTCTTTAATCCTATTACCCTTGACATTGAAATTGCTGACCAAGATTTCTCAACATTGGCTATTGCTCTTTATGGTAATCAAACTAAATCTATGGATGATGGTATCTACACAATCTACGACACAAATAATAACATCTACCAACAATATAACCTATACGAAATTAGAGACCAATTTAATACGTTATTATATGAAGTTAGACAAAATAGAGGTGATAATATTGATTTTAGTAAAAACTTTACAAACATAACTGAATAATGGCATTACAAAAATTTACATGTCCTCCACAAGGTCCATCCGGTGCAAGTTCATTCTCTGATGATTTAGTTGGTTTCCAATTAGTCACGGGGGGTGGTTTGACGCAGGGTAATTTTGAATTTGCGACTTCCTTTAATGAAAAAACTAATAGAACTTTTAATACCGGAACGTTTTCGGACCCAATTAGTTTAGAAGGTTTAGGTTTAGAAAGTAATATTCAATCAAGAGCAATTTTTGAGAATAACTTTAAAGTTTACCCTAATTTTGATTTAAGTCAGATTACAAATTTTACCCAATACGGTTCTTTAGTGAAAAGACTATCAACTTCGGTTGAGGTAATTATTTCTAAATTTCCTGCGGCTCTTGAGGCGACTATTATGGGGGAAAATTATGTTAAAGGTGAAACCGCAACAAATATAACCTATAATCAAATTGACAATGAGACTAGTTTTGATTTAGATGTTTCTAGATTAAGAAACCCATTCGCAATTGATTTCACAATTAATTCAACAAGAAATCTTGCGTTAAAAGAGATTGAAGTATCGTCGCTTAGAGATATGACCGTCCAATACGCTTATTATAGTTTATACTATGGTGGTAATGGTTATAATGTTACGGCAATTGTTCCAACAACATCAATAACGTCAGGGACTTTAAATATAACTGTTAGTGGAAACCCATTCCCAAATCAATCATTTACATTTGATGATTTAGTTATTAGACCAAATGATTATCAAGTTAATAGAATTTTTAATGAAGATTTAGATGAGGTTGAAAGTTTCTTATTAAATAGAGATATAACACCAAAATATACGGCTAATTTTAATGTACCAAGAGATGCTGAAGACGGAAGTTATTTTACGTCTCAAGAGTTTGTTACCTTTCCATTATATGGGTCGTGGAATCTTGATATAGTCACAAACGCATTCACTAATTATTTAATTCAATTAAATGATATTGGTGTATCTTTAGATGGGTATAAAACAAATATTATTGCAAGATTTTTAACTACCGGAGCATTCCAAGAATTTGACACATTAGGTCAAAAGATGGAAAAAGTTTTACAAATTTATGGTAGAAGTTTTGACGAAACTAATAAATTTATAAGTGCGTTGGCATTTATGAATTCAGTTCACTATAACCCGGGTGATGACATACCATCTCAATTACTTAAAAATTTATCACAAACATTAGGGTGGCAAACAAACATGTCACCAGTGTCTACTGATGATTTTTTAAGTTCAGTTTTTGGCCAAACAAACACTGACAGGTCTCAATACCCTGGTATTTCAGATGCAACAACGCCTGACGAATTAAATTATCAATACTATAGAAATTTAATATTAAATTCTGCGTATCTATTCAAATCAAAAGGGACTAGAAAATCAATTGAAACTTTAATGGCGTTAATTGGTGCTCCTGATGCTTTGGTTGAATTTAATGAATATATTTATTTGGCCGACCAAAGGATTAATGTTGAACAATTTAACACACAGTTCGCTCAAATATCAGGAGGTACTTATACTCAAGAATTACCAACACTTGAGGCAGGTTACACATATAAAATTAGAAATATTGAATACAGCGGTTTTACTACGACAACCGTTATTCAAGATGTTAGTATTACTAAAGATGAATATCCAATGGATGATTTAGGGTTTCCTAAAGCTCCGGTAAATACTGAAGATTATTTCTTTGAGAAAGGTAGTGGATGGTTTGAACAAACACCTAAACATAGAGCCCCTGAAGAGGTAAGTTATACTAATAGTGTATTTACAGGTGCGAACCCTAATTATCAAACAGTTTTAACCCCATATACTTATGGACAAGAGTATTTTAGTAGATTTGCTCAATTCCCTTTTATGAATTTAGGTTATAATCTAACACAAACTATTGATAATAATAAAAGTTGGGTTGACACCGAAATTGGACTACGTTCAAATTTAGATGGTGGTTATAATGCTAGATACTATACAACTAATGATGCGTTAGTTCTTAATGCCAAAAATACTGATTTATTTTTAAATCCTGCTCAAGGACTATCATATGATGTATGGGTAATGTCAAGAGAATATAATTTCCCAATACCAAATGAAGGTTTAAATTATGTTCAACCAACATATTGCGACCCAAATCCGGTATCAAATTATCCGATGAGAGGTGGAGTGGATTGGACCGAAATAAATCCACAACCAAAACGTAAAACATTCTTTGAGTTTGCCCAAACATTTTGGAAAAACATGATTAATGTTAGGAATAGACAATTCTCTACTGACGGTAAGACTATGGGATATCCAACTCTTCAGTCAATCTATTGGAAATATTTAGATGCTCAAAATTTAGCAGGAGTACCTGATGGTAGTTTCAACTATAGTAAAATGATTGAGTATGTAGATGGAATGGGGGATTATTGGGTAAGATTAGTTGAACAAATGATACCTGCAAGTACTATTTGGAATACGGGTGTTAAATATGAAAATTCAATATTCCATAGACAAAAATTTGTTTGGAGAAGACAAGAGGGTTGTCAATTAATACCTGTACCTTGTAATCCATGTTCAATGATTAGTAATCTATTTACATATGATTGTTACGTACAATCAATACAATGTTCTATTTATCCATGGCAGACCAATCCACAATTACAATCGTTTAGTGCGGTGTTAGGTTATCTACTAAATAATTATTTAACATCACAACAACCACCTTACAATTTAAATAATTGTGTACAAAACGATTTAAAAAGTACTTGGTATGTTGTTTTAAGTTTAGATGATGTTGAAATTGTTCAATATCAATTCTTCACGGGGATTGGTTATATTAACACTGGTTTAAGTTCACCAACAACAGCCCAATGGGATGCGGCATTAATACCCGCATTAAATAGTTTAGATTTTTATGGTTATGAGTATATTTTAACAGATACTGATGTTGTGGTTTATAGCTCAATTTGTTCAGTAAATGATACGGGAATCAATTTTAAATTGAATGTTGGAATAAATTTTGAAATTTTATGTAATTAATGGCTTGTAGTTTAGATATAATTTTAAGTATAACTGGAGATTGTTCAAATACAAACTCGGGTAGTTTTAGTGTGGATATTTATGGTGTTGCACCTGATTATAGTATTCAGTGGATTTCGCCAGCACTTGGAACAATAGCTTTAGGTCCTGGTGTTACAGGATATACCGCAACATCTTTATCGGCGGGAACATATACCTTTAATGTTTTAGATTCTTGTTCTAGTCCATCTCAAACTTCTTTACCGGTAAATGTTAATATTTCTAGTGGTACTTGTGTAAGTATTATAGGTCAACAAAATACAACATGTAATTTTGATAATGGTGCGTTAACTGCTCAAACTAGTAGTTTTTATGGTTCTGCGGATTTTTATTTATACAATACATTAACAGGGTTTATAACCTCAGCAACAACAGGTTATAATACCTTTATAACACCGCCAGCATTATCACCGGGGATTTATTATGTAGTTGCTGATGATGGAGGTGGTTGTACAGGAACTTCTGAAACTATTATTATAAAACCATCAACAACAATTACTTGGGGTTTTTATATAGTTGAAGATTCCGGATGTAATAGTGTTGAATCAGGTAAGATATATGTGACAGGTTTAACGGGTAATGCTCCATTTACTTATTTATGGTCTAATGGTGAAACAACTGATTTTATTACAGGGTTAACAAATGGTACATACAGTGTAACAATAACGGATAGTACAAATTGTACATTATCTCAAAGTGCGACAGTTGGGTTAGTTCCTGCGTTGGGTATTGCTGGTATTCTAACAAGTGTGCCACCGTCTTGTTTTTCATCTGATGGTGAGGTAACAGTAACTGTTTCAGGAGGTACAGGACCATATTATTATTCGGCGTCTACAGGTCAAATAAATGTGTCATTTAGTTCTTCACAAACATTTCAAAATATAGGAACCGGATTATTTTCAGTAAAAGTAACGGATGCTGCGTTATGTTCCGTTGTCGGTTCAATAACAGTATTAACACCAAATGGATTTTCAATTGTGACAATTAATACAATCAATGCAAATTGTGGGAATAACGGAAAAATAGAAATAACTCTGTTAGGTGGTCAACCACCTTTTACATATACTTTAGTAAATTCTAACGGTGATATTCAAAATCAATCAACAAACTCATCTGTTTGGCAATTTGTTAATTTAGCTGCAGATACTTACACATTAACAATTTCTGATAATGGTGCTTGTGTATATACTAATCCATATACAATATCAACTACATCTCCTTTTACTTTAAGTGCTAGTACAACAGGAACAACTTGTGATTTACAAAATGGTTCTGTACAAATTAGTATTTCAGGTGGTACACCACCTTATACAATAAATATAGGAAGTCAATTACAACAAATTGAGACAAGTGCGGTAACATTTAATAATTTATTTTCAGGTGCTTACGCGGCTGAAATTGATGATGCTGTTCCGGGATGTGCTCAAATAATTAACTTTGTAATTAATACATCTAACAATGTTGATTTTTTAATATCAGGTACTGATGCTAATAATGGTAACGATGGTACAGTATCGGCATATATCACACAAGGGACACCACCTTTTACATTATTATGGAGTAATAACGTAAATGGTCAAACAGGTTATTATTTAAGTAATTTAAGTGCGGGGACATACAGTTTACAAGTAACTGATAGTGCTGGATGTGTTAAAACTCGAAGTGTAACTATAGATGGATTTGATTTACTCTCATCGTTTCAAACATTTAATATTTGTGATAGTGATTTTGAAAACATTGGAGAATTAGTTAAAAAAGGTCCAAAAGAAATGTTAAACGAAGGTTATTATGATTTAACTTCCGGATATACAAATTGTTTACTGAATCAAGCAATATTTAATATTGTTGCAATTATTGGGGATGTTACAGAAACTTCAGAATTTTATATAAGTTATGCTTTAAACGACTATCCAACGGATGAAGAATATTTTAATGCTTTAGTGGCGTTATTAGAAAGTTTTGACCAAGTTGCTCAAGTAAATATTGACTCATTAAACAATGGGATTCAAATAATCGCAAAATGTGAGGCTCAATATTTGGTTGCTACAGATGTTACTGTTGATGTATTTATTGAATATAACATTTCATGTCAATATTGTGGTTTAGCACCTACGCCAACACCTACATTAACTCCAACACAAACTTTAACTCAAACACCTACTCCAACTCAAACGCCTACATTAACGCCTACATTAACTAATACTCCGACTCAAACAACAACATTAGGAGCCACACCTACATCAACGCCTACACAAACTTTAACTCAAACATTAACATCTACACCAACAAATACTCCAACATTAACACCAACATTAACTCAAACATTAACACCAACTCCAACAAGAACACCGACTATGACACCAACACCTAGTGCAGACCCATTATGGTATTTATACGCATCATGTGAGCTTAATAATGAGGGGGAAACATCCTATATATTGCAACCTATATTAGTATTACCTGGTTTATTAATTGCGGACGGATTTAGTTCTACTGACATTAGAGGTAATGTGACGTGTTGGAGATTAAAAGATATTTATAACGGACAACCAACATTACCACCAGAATTAAACGTTCAAACTTATAATACTAATTATTTCACAACAATTAGTAATACAATTTATTCATCTAATAATGATACTGAAGATTCTTGTTCAAAATGTAAGAGTGAAATTAATATTGAACCAACAAGAAATTTCAGTGTTAGTATTCAAAAAGAAGAATCTCAAGTTACAAATATCCAACCACAGACGTTTTATATATATGATAGTTCATATAGTTTCCCTGTAACTGTGTCAAATCCTTTATTGGGTACTCAATTAGGGTTAGTAAATCAAAATATAACTGTGACACTCTTATCTCTTGTAGGAAACTCACAATGTGTTTTATTATATGTGGATAATTCACTTTATATGAGTCAAGTTGTACCAATCACAACAACAAATCAATATTTTAATGTTGAGTTTTTAAATGTTAATGTTGCAGCAAGCTCAACGTTAGAAATTCAGGTAAATTCAGGAGTATGTCAATAATAAAAAACCCACCAAAAGGTGGGTTATTTTTTTACCATATTTTTTCTTGTTTCATATGACCTATAACACAACAATAAGCATCTGTTTGGTCAAAATTTTCTTTTTTTAAGGTATTGTTTCTTGTGTATAACCAAGTGATTTGAGGTTCTTTTTTTGCAATTAGGTCCCATATAATCATTTTCTTATCAATGTCTTTAGGAAGACCTCCAAATAGTACGTATTTACCTTTATCGTTTAATTGAGTTAACTCCGGAAAGGCAAACTTACGAGAATTGTATGTTGATATGAAATCGGGCACTACTCCTAATACATCATATATCTCTTTTGTAACTAAAGTATTAAATCTTAATAAAGTTTGAACTGTGTAAACATTGTTTGAGTTTAATAAAGGTTCTTCAATAATAACTTTAGTAATACCCATATCTTTATATTCTAAAAGTTTAGTTCTAAAGATTTCACCTTTAAGAAGTAATTCTTTTATTTTATTTTCTTCTTTTGGTTTTGGTATTGGAGAGATGTGAGTTAATTCAAGTAGTTCTCGACTTTGTATATCAAATAATGCCCAACCAATTGTTTTGGTGCTCACATCTAATCCCAAAACTTTAGGACTTTCTTTAAGTGTTTTTTTCATATTTTATTAGAAATCAAATTTAACCAAAAACTGTTGAATACCTTGTCTTAAGACCGGTGATTGCAGCTTTGATATAATCATAAGATTCATATCAGAATCGTAAAGACCAATTTCTGTAATATATGAATTTGTACCTTTAGTCCAAGTAGGATTTGAGGTTGATTGAAACTCTGCTTGACCAAGATTAATCTTATATTTCATTTCATAGATGGTTGCTTCAATATCAGTTTCTAATGAACCATAGAAATAATATTCATCACCAAAATTTAATGAAGGTGTAGTTGTACTACCTGATACTAATGGGATATAATCATTTAAATCATAAATTGGTGCTAACCTGTAATTTTCTTCAGTGATGGTAAATGTTGACCCTGTTAAACTATCTACTGTTAAATAACCATTAACTGTTGTTGCACTTATTTGTGATGTAAAATCAATAATCTTCCATTCATCTGGGTCAGGTCTACTTGTACCAATTACTTTTTGACATAGAATTTGTAATGTGTCAGCATAGAACCCTGTAATTATATCACATGATGTCGGACATAATGTTGTTGTAGTTGTTGTTGTAGTAGTTGTTGTTGGGTTAAATGATGGTTGATTTAAACAAGGGAATTCAGCCCCAAATCTAACTGATACATTTTGAGACACTATCGAACCACAATCAATATTAGGTCCTTGAATTTTAGTATAATAATTACAATGTAATGAATTTGTAAATAAACTACTATTACTAAATCTGTAAGTCACGTACATATATTCTGTGTTAGCACTTAAAATACCTCTAACTGTTGGTTGATTGTTCTCAACCACACAAGTGTTAGGAGTTGTTAATGCAATTTGAGGTGCAGGTAATGTCCAGTTACGATTTGATTTATAAGACATTGCTGCAATAATTTCTTCATCGTCAATTACAATAATTTGTGAATCAGGGAATACTTTACCAATTCTATTTGGTAACCCATTATTGTTTGCATGAGTGTCCCATAATTGATAATATCTAATACCCGGAGTATTCATATCACTATTTTTGGTTGATTCAATATAATATGGTTTGAACAATAAATATTCGTCAAAACCTGGTGGGTCAACCCAAAAAGTTTGTCCTTTACAACATTCAGGATTTTTATGCCACATTAACCATGGCAAATGTAATCTGAAGTTACGAGCTTCACCTGTTGTATCTGTAGGGTTGTTAGGGTCGTAAGGTTCAAAGGCGAATTTCTCACCATAGAAGAAATCAATCGCTTGATTAGTATAATGAATAATTGCGATGGCTTTTTGTTCACTAGGTTGAACAACTACTGTCTCATCAAATGAATTATAATAATAAACAACACCAGTATCTGTTTGACCACTATCAGACATATAACCAAGATATTCTTTAGTTCCTATATAAGATGCTGAACCAAAATAAGGGTATCCTTTATATGTTGAATCATATAAACCTGCAGGATTTTCTGACCAAGGAATATTCATATTCCAAATTTTAACATCAGATTCATCCGTGCTACATAATGATTCAAAATTGATAACATTTTGATTCCAATGTGAGTTAGGTGTAATACTATCGTATATTGTCGTCATGTTTGGTGGATATACTAATACTCTGGCAAAACATCCATTTGAAAAGTTTGAAAAGTCAGGTGTTGGTCTATCTAATGTGTAATCACCGTTACAAATATCTACAATTTTATAAGTTAATATTGAATAACAACTACTCATTGACATCTCACAATCAGGTGGTGTCGGAGTAGGTGGTAATGGAGTAGTACAACAAGTCGATGAAGGTGTTGGTGTTGGACCTTGGTCACATATGTTCGCACTCTTTGTTATTGTTGGAGTAGGTGTTGGGGTTGGATTGGCGTCAAAAGTAGGTGTTGGTGTTGGTGTAGATGTAGGTGTTGGTGTTGGGTTTGGGTCACAATAACAATTGTATTCTCCTTGACCATCATAATATATTGTTACAAAATCACCAATAGATGGTAATCTTACAATATTTGAATTACATCCTGAATATACTAATTGAATAACACTACCACCTGTTAAAGTAGACATATCTACAAGATAGTTAGAGTTAATAGTATATTGGCTATTTGTTAGTGCACTCCATGTAAAAGTTGTTGCGGTTGTATCTCCGGTAAAGAATCCTCTCATCGCAGCTCTATTATAAACTGCTTGAGGAACAGATGCCATATATGGAATTCCATAAGTATTACCTGTTATTCCATCAACATAGTATGGGTACTTAACATTTTGTTTGTTAGATTCAGGTGCTCCTGTTGAATTTTGAGCATTAAATGCCGGTTCAAGAATTTGTGTAGTAAATTGATTATATGATGTACCTGTTAATGTATTGTAAGACACTTCACTATCACCTACTTGGAAATAAGAGATGTTAAAGCTACCTTGTGATAATTTTAATCTTGCGGTATCAGTTAATCTCGTGCTAAGTAAACCTTGTGTATTTTTTAATATGTATCCCATGTGATATAAATATTCTTATTTTTTTTATTTTTGATTAACGTTAACAATTTCTACAATACAACATCCACAACCACTTATGGTTGCGTTGTAAATATTATATAAATCTTCACTTAATGTATACGTACAAGGTGTTAATGGCCCGTTGTTAGTTATTGTTGTAACCGTGTTAATAACAATTGAATCCGAATTTGTAAATGTTAATGAATCCCAAGTTTCAGTATAGAAATCTAAATATTTAACATATGATTGACATCCTTGAATTGTATTAAAATTTGCGTCCGATGTTACGGTACCATTTGATGTTGTAGGTATTAAAGTATTATTTTTAGATAAAGTACTATTAGTAACCAAACTTGCAGTTACACCACTTGGAGAATAGTAAAATTTATTATTGTGAGATATATTAAAATTGATTACTGTCCCACTTGGTAATTCAGGAGATACACTAACTGTTGTTGTATATTGATTAGTTAACGTTGTATTATTATTAACAGGATTTGTCGTCGTAGTTGATAATTTTACACTATAAACAGTTGGTGGTACAGGCTCATTTAATGTCACGTTATCACTATTAGTGTTTCCACTTATATCAACAACTTTAATACTATAGATTCCTGAACATAACTGACTAAACATTGGTGAATTATAATATGTTATACCATTATCAATTGAATATTGATAAGGTGGATAACCACCTGAAACGGTTACCATTAAATTACCATCACATGAGCATATTGGTTGATTAACACTATAGGTTAATGAATTAATACCTAATGGATTACAAACACCTTCGTTAGCATAAACAGTTCCGTTAGCCCCTAATATATACCAAGAGTTAAGTGGGGGTACAGAAGATGGTAAGGAAGAAAATACTGAATAAGTTAGATTACCACCATTCAATTTCCATCTACTTAATGAGGTGTCCCAATTAATTGAATATGTGTAATCATCGGATACCCATTGATTATATCCATTATCATCTAATCCGTTTGGATTAAAATGAATTTGTAAGTTATTAATACTAATATTTAAACAAAAATTATATTCCATTTTATGATATTGTTATTGTCACTCCTTTTGTTGTTTGAAGTGTGTTGTATGATGTAATGTTAGTATATTTAGGGGTTGATGTACCTTTAATTTTTAATTGTCTAATACCCACCCAAGTTGATGATGCGTAACTCGTTAATAAATTATTAATATTAGTGCTATTAAATCCACTACCTAATACTTCAATCAGATTTAAATCAGTAAAAATTCTTGAACTATTTGAGAATGTTGATATTGTGTTATTACCTTTAATAACTAAAAATCTAATATTTAAGTGAACTAATGATAAATCACCTGATATTGTGTTATTACCTAATATAGTAACATAACGACTGTTAGATGGTAAATTTTGAATATTCCCTGAAATTGTGTTATTACCACTAATTAATAATTGTTGATAAATGTAAGAATTACCTAAACCGCTAATATCACCTGTAACAGTGTTATTACCCTCTAATTGTAAAACTGAATTTGTTTTTAAATTGATACCACTAATATTTCCTGAAATTGTGTTATTTCCCGTTATTTTTATCTCATTTAATGTTGTATAATTTAATGTTCCAATATTACCGTAGAGAGTGTTACTTCCTCTAACGTCTAAACGAGTTATGTTTGGTGGTAATGTAGATATATCACCAGTTACATTATTTTGTCCGTAAAATTGTATTTCGGTTACATTATTAGATATACCTCCTAAATCACCTGAAATAGTATTAAGACCATTAAATAGTATTTTAGTTAAATTAGGGGTTGACATTAAAGATATATCACCGGTGATAGTATTTTGACCATCAATCTGTATCTGTATCATTAATGGTGGGAAATCACTAACATTACCCGTTATAGTGTTATTACCACCTAATAATAATTGAGTTAATGTTGATGGTAAATTAGAAACACTACCTGATATATTATTTGATTGATTTGGGGAACTACCTAAATAATCCATTGATAAATCTTGTAAACCGCTTGGTAAATTTGCAACATTTCCTGAACAATTAGCGAATAGTGAAGTAAAACTAATTAAACTTGATGGTAATAAACTTATATCACCTGATGTGAAAAAACTTGGGCTGTATGTTCCATAACTTAATAATCCATCTAAAAGATTTAATTGAGATGTTTGAATCTCTAAATATCTAACACTGTTTGACGTTATTTGAGGTGTAACATTACCAGGTTGTAACAATGTGATTGATGTTAAATTTGATGATTGAATTAATACATTTCCGGTATAAGGAGTTGAATATGTATGAGATATATCAATTGTGCCTGATGGATAGTTTGTTGTATTACCGTCACCCCAAACTACTCTAAATGGTAGTGATGCCACAATTCTAAATCCTAAACCATTAATAATTGAAAAACTATTTAAACTTCTCGCAATCATTGTAAATGTTTCACCAAATGATGGAGACGATGATGTAGGTGTTAATGTTTGAGTTGGTGTAGGTGTTAATGTTTTAGTTGGTGTAGGTGTTTGAGTTAGTGTTTGAGTTAGTGTTTGAGTTGGTGTATTAGTAGGGGCGGCACCCGATGTTTGAGTTAAAGTTTGTGTAGGAGTTAATGTAGGTGTTTGAGTTAAAGTTTGTGTAGGAGTTAATGTAGGTGTTTGTGTAGGTGTTTTAGTTAAAATTGGGGATGACGATGTTGGTGTTGGTGTTAATGTTGGTGTTGGTGTAGGCGTACGTGTTGGACCTGACAATACACATATTGTATTTGCTGTAAAATCTCCATAAAAATCCACAATAGTTGCGGGATATGAACCGGATTCTAAATCCATAATTGCTGGAGATATACTACCATTAGCCCAAGTTACTGTATAAGGAGGAGTTCCTCCTGTAATAGATATAGACGCTCTACCATCACGACCACCCGGAGTTGAAGGATTAATAACATCGCATTCAACGGTCATTGGAAATAATGTAATCACATCACATTCGTTAGATAGTAAATAAGTAATTGCTGGTTGCGGAGGTGGAGGTGGAAAACAACTATAAGCGTTATCTAAACAAGTTTGGCAACTAATATAAAATGTTGTGGTTGTTTTACTTCCATCATAAATTAATGACCCTGATGGTATTGGACCTTGTATTAAATAAGCACACCCACTAAATGAAGGTGTCTCAACTGAATAAACATTCCCTAAAATAGGTGATGCTAATATAAGGTCATTTACTCCGAAATAATTATCGGATTCAATAAGTCTGGTGCAACATGTTTGAAAATAATATATCATTATGATGTTTTTCTATTATACTATAAATAATCCTTTATTTGTTTTTTCACCAAAGATTCCATAACTTCTACATATTTTTTTGTAGAACTTTGAGAACTAACATAATTAAAAAAGTTAATATCCTCTTTTAATTTGTCTAATGGGTTTGAATTAATAAAATCTCCTTTATAAAATTTATCTTTTTTTTGATTATCTGTTACTCCGGCCATATGAAGAATTGGTTTATCTTCATATATGTTTATTGAATCTGTTGCCCATGAAAAATCTAATTCAGATGTTATTCTTGTTTCAATCCCATGTAACCATAAGTTCCATAATAATGACCACATTTCTGCTGTCCAAAATTGTATTTCACCCGGACTTATTGGGAATCTTCTTTGATAATCTAACATTTGGTCATATAGTGGAACACAATCATTATAAATTTTTTCCCATAATTTCCAATCAGTATTTTTAATTATGTATTGTCCACCTCCTGAATTTTCTTGATTACATTCGATACACTCAACCGATACACCAATAATGTCCGCCATTTCTTTAAGTAATTGACCTTTACCTGATGTTGGATGAGCATTTTCATAACGATTACAACAATCCATAATATAGTTATATCCGATATAACCAATGGTATCAGATAGATATGTAATGTCATCGTTTAATAAACTATCAAAATTTGGTAATTTTCTGAATATAACATCAGAGTCGTGTAAGAAGAAACACTTACCATGTTCAGGGAAGTGTTTTAACCATTTTGATATTAAAAATGGTTTTACTGTTGGTATATAATGTTTTTGAGGTCTGTCATCAATATAATGATGTACGTTAACTCCGGAATCTTTTAATTTTAAAGATTCTTCAGTTGGTTTACCATCTTCATTTATTATTCCAAGTAATACGTGGATTTGATTTGGAGGAACACCATGTTCAATAAAGTTGTGTATA